AGCCCCAGCTTGCCGTCCAGCAGACCACCCTGGATTTCTTCCGTGTCCAGCGCATCCACCACGCCAAAGCGGCGAAACGGGCTGTCAGGCGTGTAACCCTTGATGTGTTCCATGTTGATCACGGCGGTGTAGACCTTCGGGTCATAGTTCGCCGCCATCTCTTCCAGCCAGTCGCGCTGGATTTCGCGTCCGTCCGTGGTGGCACCTTCCACCCCGATACGAAAACGCTTTGCTTTCACTGCCATAGGTCAGGCTCCGTTGAGGAAAAACTCGTGAGGCCCTATGTTTGCGGCGGAAGGGGGTCTGAAACAACGCGGGAACATTGTGTGAAAAACCACACAAAGCACGGCGGCAGAAAAGCGGACGGCGGGGCCGTATTTTGTGCCCATGACCACGATAATGACGCCCGACGACCTCGATCCCCGCAGGCAGGCCATGCTCCTGTACTTTCAGGGATACCGTATCGCCCGCATTGCTGAAATGCTGGGAGAGAAGCCTGCGACCGTTCACAGCTGGAAGAAGCGCGACAAGTGGGGCGACTATGGCCCGCTTGACCAGATGCAGCTCACCACGGCCGCCCGTTACTGCCAGCTCATCATGAAGGAGCAGAAAGAAGGGAAAGACTTCAAGGAAATTGACCTGCTGGCGCGCCAGTCCGAGCGCCATGCCCGCATCGGCAAATTCAGCAACGGCGGGAACGAAGCGGACCTTAACCCGAAGGTGGCGAACCGCAACAGCGGACCGCGTAAGCCGCCGGAGAAAAATGTATTTTCAGACGAACAGATCGAGAAGCTGCAGGAGATTTTTCACGGCTCGATGTTCGGCTATCAGCGCCAGTGGTGGGAGGCCGGTAACAAACACCGTATCCGCAACGTGCTGAAGTCACGCCAGATTGGCGCCACCTTCTACTTTGCCCGCGAAGCGCTGATTGATGCGCTGACCACCGGGCGCAACCAGATTTTCCTGTCGGCCAGTAAGGCGCAGGCGCATGTATTCAAACAGTACATCATTGAGTTTGCCAAAGAAGTGGACGTGGAACTGAAAGGCGACCCCATGACGCTCAGCAACGGCGCCTGCCTGTATTTTCTGGGCACCAACGCCCGCACCGCGCAGAGCTATCACGGCAACCTGTATCTGGATGAATATTTCTGGATACCCAAATTCCAGGAACTGCGCAAGGTGGCGTCCGGCATGGCGCTGCACAAGAAATGGCGACAGACCTACTTTTCCACGCCGTCCAGCCTGACCCACAGCGCCTATCCGTTCTGGTCCGGCGCCCTGTTTAACCGGGGCCGCGCCAAAGCGGATCGCGTGGACATCGACCTGACACACCCTAACCTGTCGCCGGGCCGCTTCTGCGATGACGGCCAGTTCCGCCAGATTGTCACCGTGGAGGATGCGGTGCGCGGCGGCTGTAACCTGTTTGACCTGGACCAGCTGCGCCTGGAGTACAGCCCGCCGGAATACCAGAACCTGCTGATGTGTGAGTTTGTGGACGACCTGGCGTCCGTGTTCCCGCTCACGCTGCTGCAGGCGTGCATGGTGGACAGCTGGGAGGTCTGGACCGATTTTGAGGCGCTGGCCCTGCGCCCGTTCGGCTTCCGGGAAGTCTGGATAGGCTATGACCCGGCCAAAGGCACGCAGAACGGCGACAGCGCCGGGTGCGTGGTGATCGCCCCGCCTGCCGTGTCGGGCGGCAAGTTTCGCATTCTGGAGCGCCACCAGTGGCGCGGCATGGACTTTCGCGCCCAGGCGGAAGCCATCAGAAAGCTGACGCAGCAGTACAACGTGACCTATATCGGCATCGACTCCACCGGCGTCGGCCTGGGCGTGTATGAAAACGTGAAGATGTTTTTCCCGGCGGTGAAGGAGTTTGTCTACAACCCGAACGTGAAAAACGCCCTGGTGCTGAAGGCGTACGACATTATCAGTCATCAGCGCCTGGAGTTTGACGCCGGTCACCTCGACATCGCGCAGTCCTTTATGGCGATCCGCAAAGCCGTCACGGCCAGCGGCAACCGCCCCACCTATGAAGCCAGTCGCAGCGAAGAAGCCAGCCACGCTGACCTGGCCTGGGCCACCATGCACGCACTGGCAAATGAACCCCTGCAGGGCGAAGCGGCCCACACCCGAAATATTATGGAGATTTACTGATGAGCAAACGAAAAAGCCGCGCCCGCACGCAGCCGGTAAGCCAGCCGGAAAAAATTACCGGCGCACCGGCGGCAGAAGCGTTCACCTTTGGTGACCCGGTGCCGGTTCTCGATCGCCGCGAACTGCTGGACTACGTGGAATGCGTGGTGATGGATCGCTGGTATGAACCGCCGGTAAGTTTTGACGGGCTGGCACGCACGTTCCGCGCCGCCGTGCATCACAGTTCACCGATTAACGTGAAGCGCAACATTCTGACCAGCACCTTTATCCCGCATCCGCTGCTCAGTCAGCAGGCTTTCAGCCGCTTCGTGCAGGATTATCTGGTGTTTGGTAATGCCTATCTGGAGAAGCGCACTAACCGCCTGGGTGGTCTGTTGTCGCTGGAGCCAGCACTGGCAAAATATACCCGGCGCGGCACCGATTTGGACACCTACTGGTTTGTGCAATACGGCCTGACCACACAGCCTTATCAGTTCACGCCGGGCAGCGTTTTTCACCTGATGGAGCCGGATTTAAACCAGGAGATTTACGGTCTGCCAGAATACCTGTCCGCCATTCCCTCTACCCTGCTGAACGAGTCGGCCACCCTGTTCCGCCGGAAGTATTACCTTAACGGCAGCCATGCGGGCTTCATCATGTACGTGACCGATCCGGCGCAGAGCCAGGAGGACGTGGACAGCATGCGCAAGGCGATGCGAAGCGCGAAAGGCCCAGGCAATTTCCGTAATCTGTTTATGTACTCGCCGAGCGGAAAGAAGGATGGCATCCAGATTATCCCGCTATCAGAAGTTGCAGCGAAGGATGAGTTTCTGAATATCAAGAACGTGTCACGGGATGACATGATGGCCGCGCACCGCGTGCCGCCGCAGATGATGGGGATTATGCCAAGTAATGTCGGGGGATTTGGGGATGTGGAGAAGGCAAGTAAGGTATTTGTACGCAACGAATTGATACCTTTACAAGTGAGAATTAAACAATTAAATAACTGGATAGGCGAAGAGGTAATCTGTTTTTCTCAATATGAATTAGACGCAGTTAATAAATAGCGTTTTTATAGATATGGAAGTCATCTAAACACATTTGGGGTGCATAATTTACAAGTCGGCTTAGTTAAAGACTAGCCGACTCACGCCCCCGTCTAAAATTATTTTAAACTTATCATTCTGCATCTTTGGGCATCCAACAAAGAAAATCTAACGTAAGCCTTCGCAAGTAATTTTCATCTTTCCTTGAAAAATCTTCAGGACGCACAACATATTCCACTAAAGCATTATCATGCTTGATATCCCCATGTACTTGCATCATATTCAAACAAGACTCTTCTCTATCGATTTCGTTAACGTAAGACCGTAACTCATCTTCAATAATAGCAGCCTTATCTTCTGGGCAAGATTCATGAAGCAGAGCAGTTAAAGTGACGTCATAACTCGTCGCGCTTTCATTATCCATAGGGCTAACAAAAACGTAGAGATCAACTATCTCTTTGAAATATTTAAGCAAAAAAACTTGTAAGGGATGGGCTTCAGGATTCCTCAAATATTTATTAAATAAAATAATATTAAACCCATGCGGTAACGGCCTTCTTACATAATAATTAACCAGCCAAGCAAGTAGGATATTTTCAGTGTTTTCATTCACAAAATTAGATAAAGGCACCCTCCCATCTCTTTCCTTTAAAAAAGTCAGTTCTCGTAAGAGTTCCTCTTTTTCTACAAGACTAATTTCTTCTCTTTTAAGGAGATAGTTATCCTTATCTCTCACGAGTATTTTTTGAAAATTCCTCGCATATTCAATCGAATCAGAGTTCTTCGCATCTTTCGCCTTCGCCTTTCTAAAAACCAATAATTCTATGTATTCAAACGAACCAGCAATATCACAATCTTGACTTATAACAAGAATATAATCACTTTTGCTGGCTTTTTTTCCACGAAATGACGGGGCAGCCCTGCATTCGGAAAGATGATTTATAAACTCCTCATTAAAATTAACGAGAGGAATAAATGAAAACTGTCTTACTCCCAAATCAATTAACTGACCCATTTTCCACTCCGACCTTAGAATTTATTAGCTAATAACGAAGCTAGCTTTTCTTCTTTAACCGAATTTTTATTCGAAGCTGGAATGACTTCAAGCTTCTTCGAAACCTCATAACAAATATTCAGCATTGCACTCTTATTAAAAGGTCTAGTATGCAAATGCTTATATAAACTTTTACCCTCAATAGCAACTGACTTCAAACCTCTGCTTACATCCCAACCATAATCCTGAACGTCTTTTGCCAGTTCAAATAAAGGATAGTATTCATCCAAGTTAACAGATGTGCCAGAAGACATATGATTATAAACAGTTGCTCTTGACACACCTATTATAGTTGCAATATTAGAAGTAGAAAGTCCTAAAGAAGATTTAATCACTGCAATCATTTCTGTAATAGAGAAGACGCAAGGTTCGTTTACTGCAATTTCTTGCTCAATTCTAACAGGTTTATTTAATACGGTCCCCCGATCAATACAATATTTAGATATAGTGTATCGTAATTTTTCCTCTATTAATACATCCCTTACTCTAGGCCTTATAAAAAGGCTACAAGCCCTTTTCTTTAATGCTCTATGATCATTATCAAAATAACCTACTTTTGCGATGCTGAACGTGTTACATCCAGAACCAAAATTACAATGTAAAAAATTACTCAAGTATGTTGTTGAATTTAATACAGGATGCATCATATTTTGATTAGCCATTTTTAATACTCCCAACCAAACGCCATGAATTTAACTTTGATAATCCCACACCTCGTTACAAACCCCCTTATTTATCAGCGATTTAAAAGCGCTCCGACAATGAGAATGTGAATCTTCGAATAAAAAAAATGGATCCGCATTACCTAACATTTTTTCTCTATGCAGCTGGGATGCCTGTGTTGAAACAACGGCATAAGGTGCATTAGTTTCTCCATCTGGTTCATAGGATAACTTCACAGGCATAGCGAACTTCACTTCAGGCTCGACCATTGAGTCAGGTACAAAACGCTTTATTCTTTGCGGTAATTGCTCAATTGTTATAAATATTCTATGAGTGCTATCTATTATTTCATTAAGTTCATTTTTTGCTAAAGCAATAGCACCTTTCCTTTCTCCAAAAGAATTTAACGGCAATGCCTCCTTTCCCCTAGCAAAAAACTCTTCTAGTTTATAATTATTTGCTGGCACTATTATATCCACGTAAGATAAAGTCACTTCATCTATTAACACCTTACCAAAAGCTGGTATAACTTTTATGAAGGCGTTTATAACATCACTCAAATTCCTCATAAAGTCCGAGTATTTAGAATAAGCAGTGGTTCTAAACTCAATTGAGTTAGAATCAAAAACAACTGCATAATCCCTATGTAAGTTAAGATAGCATACTCTTTTTACCTTAGTAACAGCTTCATCTAACCTTTGTGACTCTGCGATTAATCTAAAGTCAACCTCTTTTAAATTCGATACTTCTTTATGTATATAATCCAACATAGCCATCCTTTGTTGGAATTCTATACTTTGTTCTGCCATCATTTCTGGCAAGTTACTTGTAGCCATGCGTGCCGCTACATATGACAATGGCGCTTTCATGTATCTTCCGCTCATGACGCTCCCCTTTAGATAGACACATTTTTAGACACAATATAGCTTAAAAGTTCCTCTATTAGCACGTCTATATTGCATAAACTTTTTTTAATCTATATATGGATGAAAGTTATAGTTTTTATCTATATGTTGTGTAAGCCCTTCCTCATTCTTACAGAGTAATAGCGCGCGCTCGTACCCCCGCCACGCCTGCCCGCTTTATGTAGTGGTTTTCATGCAGGTGCATGAGATACGCAAAAGCCCGCCATCACTGGCGGGCCTGAGCATTTGCGATCCTCTGCGGATCATGCGTTTTCATGCGGCATAGTCATGCACTAACGCCTCGCTCTGCTCGTTGTTCAACCCCGCCAGCGCAAAAAGCAAGTTTTAACGCTGACGACGTTCTTTTAATGCGGCCCGCCGCCTTATCTTTTGAGTTTTATCAGGCACGATTCAATTTGCGAAGACAGTAACCTTCAGGGTTGTTTTTCAAGCGGAACGGCTGAAAATAAGACAGAAAAATGCTGATTAGCCATTATATTATTGCTGGCAATATCAGCTATCAGACTGAGCGCGATTTCCCTGTCACGTTCCTTACAAATCCCTTCACTGGTCAATCTTGCGATCAACTCGACACGCTCAAGTATTACCCGCTTTTGTAAATCATTATCCATGCGCCCTCCCCCTCAGATTACTGTACATATATACAGTAGCATAGCACCATCTCTTAGAAAAAGAAAAATCTTAATGACGGATATGCTTTTTATCCTGCTGATAATAAAGAGCATTTACGTCCTTTGAACTACCAACCACTAACCCATCAAAACTCCCTGAGTTAGCTACCATTCGTCCACCTTTTATTAACCTTAGCCCATTATTGCGCGTTTTTTACTCGGGCTATATCGGCC